AGCACAGTAACCACTGTCACTACTATTGAATCTCAATGATCTGGATATTTGTAAGCCACCAGCGGCGGCTGCCGTAGAGAGAAATAAAGAATTGCTTAAAAGACCGCTCATTACTGATAAATCCTAAGAAACGGTACCGGACCCGTAAGCTAGCGTAGCAACAGCAAGAATTCGTGCAGGATTAACTACATAATACGCAAGTAAATCCACGCCGCTAGCCGTTGTAGTCAGAGTTGGCGCTGTGTTACTAGCAAAGCTCCAAGCACCGCTGTAAGCAACTAAACGTGTGCCTGTGTTGTCTTGACGTAGTGTGATCGCTCCTGTTTGACCCCCACTAGCATTTACAGGAGTAGCAAAAGTAGAAGTTGCAGCGTTTAGAACAACTTCAAAATTATTACCGGCACCAAAATTTAATCTACAAACGCCAGAACTAATTACATAAGTAGAAGGACCAATAGATTGAGATTGAACAACCACGGGGCCTGAAATTGCACCACCGACTTTGTCATATTTACTTGAGAGTCCAGTTAAGGCAGCATTACCTGATGCAAGTGCAGTAGCAGAGTTAGTTAGTGCAGCATTACCTGATGCAAGTGCAGTCGCTGCATTTGTAATACCTAGATTACCTGAAGTTAATGCTTGTGATGCAACTACAAGACCAGCATTACCTGATGCAAGTGCAGTAGCAGAGTTAGTTAGTGCAGCATTACCTGATGCAAGTGCAATCGCTGCTAAAACTAAGGCAGCGTTACCCGAAGCTTGAGCCGTAGAATCAACACCCGGAACTAAATCACCAGGAGGTAACTCTGAGGAAACTCCACTAACTAAAACAATCGGTCTGCGCGTAGCCATCAGAAAACCTCCGTTATTTAAGTATAACCCTAGTTGTTAAGGATCACTGGTGATTCTATTTCTACTTCTAACTCAGAAGGACTTAAAGCTTGCCCTAAGTTTACCAACGCTGCATACCCACTGGCGCTTGTCACCAAACCAGAAGCGGTCGAAAAACGAGTTATTTTACCAGCGTATTTAGATAAGTAATAGTACTGGCCGGGGATCATTTGAGTCTCCCCTATTAAATTTACAGCAGACATTGTCGCAACATCATCCAAGATAACCTCTACGCCGCTTGCTGCTACAGCAGATGTAGCAGTGATGCCTATCGGATTATACCTTGTGGCGTCCACACCGCTCGCTGCACTAGCTAATAAAGCATATACACCACTAACGTAAACAACATCTCCCTGTACTAGGGTTTGTCCTGCTGTCAATAACTGTGTTGTTATAGCAGTTGTAGTGACACCAGCACCATTTACTAAATAAACTTCGGTGCCTGCCGGAGTATAAGACTCGTATTTCCTGTTAAATATGGTGCGAGTAGTCATGGCAAAAATCCTCTAGGTAAACAAGTTAGTTAAAAAGTTAATGTTGAACTAGATGTAAACAAAGGAGCCGAAGTAACGAGTGAATTATCTGTCAGCAGAGAAGAAGAAGTACCATAATTACTAAACACAACGCCAGAGGGATCAGGAGTTGGTGGAGTTGGAGGGTTTAGTTGTGGCCACACGGGGTATCCAGAACCAGTCACATAATTTGCTAACTCTTCTGTGGTAGCCGTGCTTTGAAGACAACTTATCTTTTCTGAAGTAGCTTGACGTATGTTTTGACGCCAAGCGACAATCATAGGGTCTGCACGAGTGCCGTCGTCCATCTGACGTACTATCTGCCAATCCGTTGGCAACAAAAGAGTATATGCTGTCTGACTTGTCTGATCAGACCACCCAGAAACTAAAACTCCATGATCTTTAGGAATTAGAGTACCGCTCGCCGTATATCCCCAATAAAATCTCTGATCATAAAATGGAGGATCTGGAACCTCAGTAATACCAATAGCTTCTCGTTCTGTTGGCGAAGCTAAGCGCAACCAATTTGCAGGGTAAAGAGTGTCGTTAGCTTCAAATGGAACATCCAAAGCAAGTGGTTTTCCGTTTAGAACAAACACTGTAAATTTACAACTTGCACAACATAATTATATGCCAACTTCAGTCCAGAAGAAGCGATGAAAAAAAATAATTTAAGTATATATCATACCGTCGATGACCCCAGTATACTTTGAGGACTCTCTGTCCCTCCAGTCCGTGCAAACTCCTACAATTCAAGAAGCTTGGCAAAAATTCCACGCAGAACGAAGCGTTATCCTGTGCCCAACAAGTTTAGTAAGTGACTATAAACAGACTTTTAAATGGCTTAATCGATGTCCGGTAACTGATTTAGAAGAAGGCAGAGAACTAATGCGATGGACCCTAGGACAACAACCTGTTAAGTCAGCTAGACGTGTTTGTATGTACATAAAAGCATTATATGCTTGGGCTTCCAGCGATGAGATAGGTTATCTGACAAAAAACCCAATAGCTAAATACAGAATGCCAAAACCACCGCAGCAGGATGAAGAAATTATTGTGATTCCCCGCAACGAAACTTCGATATTATTAAACACGTTTAAAGAAAGACAAAAAAAACAAAATTGGGCGGCTTATGCAGAATTCATGCTACAAACAGCTATGCGAACAGGTGAAGTAAGAGCAATACAGTGGAGTGACATAAAAGAAGATAAAATTTTAGTGCACTGCAATTACACACTTACACATGGTTTAAAAAACTCAACTAAAACCAATAAAAAACGACTTGTGCCTCTAAACACCCGAACGCAAGCAATTTTAAAAGAACAACCTAAAATAGATGACTACGTATTTCCTTACAACAGATACGCATTCATGAGTTTTTTCTACGATCGCGCAAAAGAGTTACTAGAAGCTGGGTTAATAACTCACAGATACAGACCTTATGATTTGCGGCATACAGCAATCAGCCGTTGGTTAGAAGAAAAAATTCCTGTGGCACAAGCAGCTAAGTGGGCGGGAAACAGTTCAGAAGTAATATGGAAACATTACGTAAATGTTACGCAGGATTATGAAATGCCTACTTTGTAACATAGATAGGTTTTTCAATTTCTAAACTTATTCCTGAAGAACTAACTGCGCGGCCCACGCTGGTTAAAAAAGCCCCCGAAGCTACTAGGGAATTGAACTGAGTTTGCCAGGTAGGATAATCTACCAAAGATCCTGATGAAGAGATAGATAAATACTGTAGAGTTCCTGGAGTCAATGTAAGCGAAGAGATAAAAACAGAATCTCCAGCAACACTAACAAGGTTAGATGAATTAGCGGAATTCAACGCTAATCCGACAACAGCCGATTGGGTAAAGTTTGTTGCTATGGCTTTACCTAAAAATCCACTAGAAGTAAGGTAAACAGCATTACCTTGGGAAACAGCGTCAGTGGTCGTAAAGGAAGTAATAGCCATTTTAAATTTAAAAGATCACTAAATAACTTTAATCCTTATTTTCCTTGTCCCCTTAGTTTTTTTCTACCGTGAGACGGGCGACTATGTAGACCTTGACCCTGACGAGTTCGTTTTGGCTTACTGTCAATTTTATTGACTTTATCTTTCGGGTTGGCCATAGTTCAAAAAATAATTATATTTTACACTGAAATCCAGTTGGAACCATCCCAAATAAGCAGACTTTGACTCGTAGTGTTAAACCAACCAGCGCCTGGAGTACTGTTAACCGAAGGTGCTGCAGCACCATATGCTGCTGATCTAACCGGTCCTGTTTCGTACCAACCACTACTAGTAGCATCGTATACAAACAAATTACCCATTAACGTATTAAACCACAGCAGTCCGTCTCTTAAAGGAGCGTTTAGTCCTGCGCCTGAAGGAGGTGCGGAACTTTTATTCACTAACGCTTCAGCATTGGTCTGATACCAAGCGGGAGCGGAAACTCCGTTACCTGAAGCATAAACAAACAACCGTCCTTCGTTCGTATCAAACCAAAGTTGCCCAGCTCCGTACCCGGCTCCTGGTGCGCCAGAAATAATAGCGGCAGAGCCGCCAGCACTGGAACTTCCAGCACCACTAATTACCGCAAGACTTCCGCTATACAATACAGATACATTTCCTTGTCCGGTTGCAAAAAGATTAAAGGTTGTCCCGGCGTTACTAAGAAAAAGCCCAGAGCCAGCTGTGTAAGCAATACCTGAAGCTGATAACACAGTGGCGTTAATGACTTGAAAACTACCACTTTGAACAATATAAATACCTGAACCACCAACAATTCCACTAGCAGAGCCGCCGCCTCCACCTCCTTGTATACCACTTACAGTTGTATTTAAATCTTCTAATACGCGGACAACGCCTTCAAAATTAGAAGGATACCCGTAAGGGCAACGAGAATAGCTTACAGTTCCCACTCCGCTTACCGTCTCGATGAGGTTTGAAACAACAGTAACGATACCCTCAAAATTCTCCGAATGGAGTGAACGGGGTAACGAACCGTGAGTAGGGCATGAAGGGACGTTTAATTCGGTCATTTACAAACAAACGTAACCCCTCCTTAGCTCCCAGTTTAACTGAGTTCGACCGAAAAACAAAAGATCTTAGTAATTTAAACTCTAACCTTGACTGGAGAAGAAGAACTTAGAACTAGTGTTCCGTCTTTTTGGTGGAAAGCCAGATCTTCAGCTAAGCGCCAGGCAGGCACACCGAGCAGCGTAGACCTGATCTTCAACTCTGTCCAAGAAGGATTGTCCAGAGGCTTGTCTATGATCTTGGACATAGATCAGTGTAGTGTTATTCAAATTGTAACACCTCCGTTAAGGTTTGGTAGTCCACACTGGTTCTTCGGTAAACTAAAACCCAAAAAGTTTTTCTACGCAGCTCACTGACACTCAAGTTTCGCGTAGTAAGGTACTTTAAATTAACTAAATTCGAGACTTATAAAGTAACTTAATACTTATCAGGTAAATAACAAGTACCAATTTTCGTTGCTTCGGAACTTTTTAAATACAGTTAAAGCCGCGCATATCAGTTGTCGACTCTTTTTAGTAATAGAAGATTAGATTTAATAGAATATTTGCACTTACCCCATAGACTATGAGCTTCAGAGCGTTCTGTGTGCTATACTCTACCCAAACACGTCTAACCTATGGCGTTTTCCCAACGAGCTCTACTACTTCTAGGTTTACTGGAACTCTCAGACGGTCACCCACTAACAGTTCCCTCAGTAAAGCCAGACCACACAGAACACAAAGGCCACTGGTTAATCCAGCACTACGACCACGTCGCTGTCTGGAGTTGCCTTTGCGGTCGTTCTGATCCTCTGGTCGTCCCTCAGAAGGACATGAAAAAAGTTCGACTACCAAATGATTTGATCCGCGCTTGCGAGGTCTGCCGTCAGGAGTTTGAATTTGCACGGGGTAAAACAGCACACCTTATGGCTTGGATCGAGCGGCACCGCTTTGTCTTAGACAAAAAAGAGCACCTGTACTTACCAGCTGATCTAGGCTATTGTCGCGACCGGGACAACGAACGTTCTACAAGGACAAAACGATTTGTTTATGAAATTTTCTGGAAGAAAAAGTTAAAGGCTACAAACTTTGTTCGTTCGACTTGTTCTGATTCCAACTGCATAAATCCTTATCATCTATGCATAGCAGAAAGTCCAGCGGCAAAAATCACGAAACCAGTTCGGTTCTACATCCAGAAATTAGCTGTTCAGGGAATTTCGGCAAAAACCACGCAGCGTCTATTGCACGATCAGCTCTCGCTCGAGCTGTCTCTGAGAGTAATACAGTTAATAAGATCAGACGCCGAGAAATCCAAAAGCTTAGTTGCTTGATTGAGGAGCTACAGTATTTGCAACCCGCGAATATTACGGAGCTATCAACAGCACTAGGGCAGTCTACAAACACGACTAGGTCCCAGCTTAACAAGCTTCACAGGCTTGAGCTCGTAATCAAAACGAGTTTTGAACAACATTCTTTGTACTGTTTAAATGGCAACTTCAACTTATTTATCGGCCAAGTCCTCCAATTTCTCAACTACAGCGGATAGCCCACAGCCGCCAAAACCTTTTCTCTGGCCCGAAGAACAAAGAGTTCTAAGTTTACCGTTTTGGATTTATACGGATAACGAACCTCCAAAAACAATCCAAGAATGTAAAGCAATTATTAGTTCACTTGAGTTCATAGTTAAAGATATAGATTTACAGATTGAAATCAGAGAACTAGAGTTGCGCGGAGGTAATTCACGACACAACAGCAGCTTTGATTTTGAAAAATGGAAGACACAAGCTTTAAGAGCAAAGCAAACACACTATTATCTTCTAAACGCGCATAACTATTGGTTAATAAAGAACACACCAGAAAAACTTGACATGGATCAGAAACTGCATAAACTGATTAGGCTCTTAGCTGATGAACCAAAGGACTTTGTGACACAACTTGAATTACTTCTAGACTGAAGCAGTCAGCGTGAAACAAGGGCCACGTTGGCACGAGGGGTGCGGCTCGTGTTTTCGTCCTTTCCACACCGCAGCAATTCGCTTAAATTGCCTGGTACCAGGTGGTTTGAGGAGCCCCTCTATTTTTCTTTATCACATGGACTCTGCACTTCGAGAAATCAAACAGATACGAGACGCAATAATTAGTATTGATACGTCTCTGCAACTAATTGCGTTAAGTAAAAGTAGCGACAAAAGAACAACAGTTTTTGTTTCAAAAAAAGTTATTTGCCAACGTCTTAACGTACCGACAGTTACTCTTGATAAGCTAGTTTATCAAGGCATAACATCGGGAGGCAAATCTGGTTTAGTGCAGGGTACTCATTACTGCAAAACTGACCCAGCCGAACAAAACAGTTCAAAGTTCCTGTACGATCCACACGCCATTATCCAATCAGCCTGGAGCAACTTTCAAAACAATGACTAATCTTTCAAAGAACGCAGCAATGTTGGTTAAACAACTGTTTCATGGAAACGAAACAGAAACAATGATTGCTGCGGGGGTGATGCGAACCATTCTGGCTGACATCACAAAAATTTATTTTGATAACAAGAAGTCTTTAGGCAAGGGCATCTTAGTTTTTAACCCTGAAGATCCACAAAAGAGTAAGTACCTAACGACAAAAGATCTGTATAGAGATCTAGCGTTAGCTGAAGAAATGATGCACAAAGAAGTTTGCCGAATGCTGAAGAAGGTAGATAAATTTATCGAAGAGCACGAGGACGAAAACCTAGCACTCGTTGCAATGATCCAACCTGAAGGAGTATCTCTACACCTTATAGATCCGCAACAGGTGAATAAACGTATAGACGAATTTTCTCGTGGTCTTATCCTCTAAAGATTTTGTTTCGCCGCCGGAATTAATTGCTCTTACAGCCGCGTTTTATGGTGGATCAATTGATTTAGATCCAGCCTCCAGTGAACACGCAAACCAAGTTGTACAGGCTGAGCGATATTTTAACTGGCAAAATAACGGTTTAGTTCAGACCTGGAAGGCTAAAAATATTTATCTTTACCCTCCCAGAGCTGTTGCGCTAAAGCACGAGCAGCCAAAGCCAATTAAGTTATTTACAAAAAACAATCAATTTAAAAAATCAAACCAACGTATCTGGTTAGAACAAGCATATAGAAAATGGCTTCATAAAGAATTTGAGCAGGGAATTTTGTTTATAACTTCTACTGAGGTTGCTTTTATCTCGACGCAACGAATTAATTTTGATTTTCCTCTGTGTATCCTGAAAAATAAACCAAAATTGTTAATTGATGACGAAACTTTAAAACCTTTAAAAAACTGCAGGGTGTTTGGTTTTATTTACTACTTACCTCCTGTGACACAGTACGAATCAAGCGTTAGTAAGTTTCGTGAGATGTATAGTAGTCTGGGACGGGTTTATACGTAATAGGTTCCTTAGTCGCCCACGAATCATCAGGGCCAAAAGAATCTCGATTACCAAAATTTAAACCGGAAGGTTTGCCTGTGTAGTTTGGTTCTCTCCTAGGCTTTAAGTTAAACAATTGTCCAGCAAATCTTAAAAAACGAGGTTCTCTGTCGACGTGCGATTCTCTTCGCGAACCAAAACTATCAGCACGTCTTTCTGCTCCTGTTTTACCTATAGCTCTCATTACCCGTAACTCATTAGATCATTAACGGCTTGGTTCCCAGCATAAAACTGTGCAAGATTAGCATTAGCCTCAGGTCGACCATAAATGTTTCTCTGACTTTGAGGGTCGCTGTAGTTGTACAGTTCACGGTTAGCGGGACTAAAACTCATAACATCTTTAATAGCCTGAGTATTAATAGAGGCAATTGCATCAGGGGCTTTATAAGCAGCTTGATACCGTGGGTTTAATAAAGTACTGTATTGTGTATTACTTTCATCTACACGATTTTTTAAACGACCATATTCAGTTGCGATCTCGGGCGGTGTTGCTATTTGCGTCAAACCTTTTTGCTCAGCTTCAGGCATGTATTTGTTAAACGCTGCAATGTATTCGTTGACAGCACCGGGTATATTTTTTCCGGTTAAACCAGCGATCCTTTGAAAAGTTGCAGCTATCTGCTCCGTAGTATTTTTGCGTTCCGTGTTTATTTTATCTAAAGATTCTTGTGTTAATTGTTTGTTAAAAATACCTGGAGATTGTTGAGCTCCGACACCAGCAATATCTTGATAAGCCTTAGCAATATTAGTTACGCCTGGTATAAGCCTACCGAGACTGTCTACAAACTGACCAGCTTGATTAAAAAAACCACCGCCGCTTTGTGCCTTAGCAAAAGGATTATTGACACTGTAATTTCCATAGTTAACTCCTAAGTCACCCATAGAAAACCCACCTGAAAAGTCTCCAGTTGGATACGTAAACCCACCTGGGTTAACGCTATAGTCACCGTAATTAAACCCTAAGTCACCTACAGAAAAACTCATCTTACTTTGCTGCGAGAGACAGTCATTTAAGTTTAACCCTAAATTACAGGTCTAGGAGTAGTAAAAGCTTGTTGTGCTTGAAGCATAAGTCTATTTAGTTTGTCTTGAGTTTCCGCTTGAGCACTTTCAGCAGACGCAATTGCTTGGTTTCGCGCTCGAAGTGCAGCCTTAGTCTCTTCATCTTCTTTAGCCTCCATAAGATACGATAAAACTTTATCGGAGGAAGCATCACCGTCCTCCTCTCCTTTAAACTCAACAAGCGGCGGACTAGAAAGTGTTGACCTTTCTAACTCTTTATTACCTTCTCCTGCTTGTTTTAAAAGTCCAGTAATTACACTTGCGACAACTGGATCATAGGCTCTATTTGTTGGTTGACCTTGAGTGCCACCAGGTTCACCGGTACCTTCAGGAGCTGCGTACCGGACTGAAGGATCATAAGAAACTGAAGCACCGCCGCCACGGTTCTGTACAAAACGTTGAATATCGTTAAAAGATCTAACTGGCTGACCCCAATAACTTTTTCCTTGCAACGTAGGTAAGGATGCCCACTCAGGGGCAAGGCGAGCAATAGTGTTAGGTGAGATCGGATCGCGATCGGGATTAACTCCACGCATGCGAATTAACTGCAACGCCGCTAAGTCTTGAGATCGCGGCCCAAAATCTTTGGCCCCCACCATAGGAGCTACCCTATTCCACGTCGTTGACAAAAATTGATACGCGCCCGCAGCATCACTTGTATGGCCTCCACTAGAAACTAAACGTCTGGGGTGGGCCACCAATTTATTAGTTATAGGTGTATACCCAAACGTAATGTCATACCGAGGTGTACCTTTAGGACCGAGGGTACCCTCAGCAAAAGAAATAATATCTAGATAACGACGAGCATTCGGCGATATAAAGTCTTTATTAGTCATTAGGCTCCTCTTGGAATATATCAATATTAGTATCTATAGCCACGTCAAGCTCTTCTAAAACAGATTTATACGCACGTTCTCTGCATACAAAATTATAAATAACTTTCCACATATACTGATCCCTCGCTTTTCCTTCCAAACTGATCGCCCTGTTCTTGAGTCTGGTCAGAACAAAATCGTCTTCGATTGTTAGACCAACAACCAACTGACTTCCGTGGTTTTTCATTGTATCCTCGAAGCTCATTTAAGTTTAGCTCCAATCGTTACCAAGATTTGCAAGCCCAATAACGAGCTTTTAATTTACTCCCAGGTGCATCACAATTATGACGTGCTCTGAAGTTAGCTCTTCGTTCTGGAATGTGTTTTTTAATAGTCATATTAGGGTCACCAAAACGCACTAAACGCACAGTATCTCCTTCCTTTGCGGCCACGGCAAACTTTTTACCTCCATCAGAATCTCGACGAGGCTGATTATATCCTTTGAAGATTTCGCCAGCAAGACGAATCGTCATGCGTCGTATTTCGACTACAATTTAGTCTACCGTAACGATTATGAAATTAAGATTAAAAGCATAATCATGGTTTGACTTACAGCTAATCCCTGCTAACGTCGTTACGTCCACGACATTTACTTTCTGAACTCCAATGGAGACTGCACGGCTCCTGACTATCGCTCAGACCGCAGAGCTGCTCAACTGCTCTGCTGGTTTTGTACGTAAACGTATCTCTCTTACCGAATCTAATCAGCCCGGTGGTTGGCCTAAGGGCATCTTCGTTAATCTTCAGCCAAACGGCGCGAAGTCTCTGTACCGTATTCATCAAGATTCTCTTCAAGAATATTTGAAAAGCGGAGCAGAAGTTGATAACGAAGAGGTTAATATAGAGGAAAGCGCCGTCTGCGCTCTTTGAGCTTAAACCTAATGACCTCCTCGATCACGGATATACTTCAGGCTGCCGTCGAGGCACCTAAGAAAGAAATGATCACCCAGGAGGTCATTATACAAAAAGATAACTGTGTAGACAATTTGATCTACAACATGGTTGCTTTAGCTTCTTATCTATACCAGCTAAACACGCAAGCGCATCTACTTCATCTAAACATTGAGTCTCCTCAATTTTTAGCTCTGCACGAATTTTTACAAAAACAATACGAACAGCACACCACGGACTTTGATACAGTCTCTGAACTGGTCAGAAGCATGGATTACTTAATGCCTATGTGCCAGAACGGGCTACTAAGCGCCTATAAAAAGTTTCCTAACACCAAAACGTACGAAGCAAACGACAGTCTAGTAACTTATTTAAAAAATCTAGAGCAAGGCGGAATGTTAGGTAAAGCCGTCGTTGAAATGGCTAAAGAAGTTGAAGCTCCAGATGTAGAAAACTTTGTAGCTGAAATTGTTAACAATATGTTTAAGAGCGCGTGGATGCTCAAAGCAACTTTAAGAAACAGTTAAACTAGAGCCCACCCGCCAGCAAAGGCTACGTACAACCCGCTAGGCGTTCCAGTGTTGTCGATTTTGTAGCGAAGGGAACCAGAGGGCCCAGTTCCAGTCAAAGATCCTGTATAAATATCGGAACAAGATACACCGGTTGCGGTAACGACTCCAGAAGCCAGCAGTGCACCACGAGAACCAGAAGCAAGAATTGCACCTAAGGCCCCAGAGGCAAGGATCGATCCAAACGAACCTGATGCCACAAGAGCCGAGTTTGCAAAGATAGCACCAGAAGCAATAGTGACATTTGCACTTCCAGCTACATCAGCAAAAGCCGCACCGACTTTTTGCCAAGCTGTGCCATTCCATACTTTTAAATAATACGTAGTCGTGTTGGAGTCTGTCCACAACTCCCCTAAGGAGTTACCCGCCAAACCCACGGGTACAGCGTTAGGAGCTACAGTGCCGTAAGCGGTGGGACCGATTTTTCGTATGCTGCCAGCAGAATCTTCGAAATAAACTCCAGGGTCTGCCGCACCAAAACTCAAAGCAAGCTCACCATTAACAATGATGTTGCCACTCGGTCTATCGGATGCGTTACCGGTTCTTTTAAGTAAAGAAGTAACTGGTGTTGAAGTCATGTTAGTAGGTTCCTCCGTTTATAAATGTAGGAGGATAGCTCGGAGGCACAAGTTCACCATTAGTATACTGACCTCCGTCTAAAATATTAGAAGAGCTTGTGATAACAACACCATCAGAGTAAGTTCCACCATCATAAGTTTCTTGAGGCAAAGCAGCAGGATTTAAAGGATTGAAATCATTTATTGTAAACAGTTGAAAATTTGTATCCTGAAGTTCTGTTAAGTCGTCTAGCTGTCCAAAATTTAGTGTTTTTGCAATCATATTATACTTATCAGCGTAAAGTAAATGCTTAGGTAACCCTCCAAGAGAAGGACTGTAGCGAGACCACCAAACAAGATCTTCCTCTCGTCTTAGAAAACTATTTTGTTTTGCTAAATCAACTTCAAATTTCTCACGATAATATTCATCCAAAGGCTCATCATTTGGTTGAGGTAATCTTGAAGTTGTGACATTAAACAATCTAAACTTACGTTGCATGTCCCAAAAAGCAGCATAAATATGTTTACACCATTTAGGTTGAAAATAAAATAGAGAGGGATCTGAATAGACGGCTGCGTCTTCGTACGAAGGTATAGTGTAGATTTTGTTTAGATAAATAAAACCAAAGGTTCTAGCGTACCCAGGATAGTCATTAGATGGACTTACTCGACCAGAAGCACTAGGACCTCCATCGAAAAAACCAGGATCGACGTTTAATATACTTGTATAGGGATACCGTTGTTTAACTGAGAGATTATAAAAATTAAAACCTTCTCTGTTTAAAAAATCTTGACAAGAGCACTGAACTCTTATTTCTGTTGTAAGAAATTCACCAACTAATGGAGGACCTGTAGCAGGTACAACAATGGTCGTGGAATTAACCACGGACCAACTTTTATCAGCTGCAAACGATAAAAATAATGTATTGAAGTCTGGGTTTATTGATGGTTCTAAAATAACACCGTTTAAACCTACAGCTGTAACTGTGTAGTTACTATATCCAAATTGTTTTTCCGTACCGTCAGAATTAAACCTGTTCGACAACACCTCTCCGGTAAAATACGAAATAGGAGAGCCAAATCGTTGACTTAGGACTACGGCGTAAGTCGTTTCATCATATTGAGTTACAGATTGAATTGAAATACCAAAATCCAAGAAGTTAAAAGTATCTCGTGGACGAATACCGACCATGTGCATACGCATATCGCTTCTGAGTGTCGGATATACAAAGAACAAGCCAGGTATATACCCACCTACACCGGCAGTGCCTGAGACGTAATATTTAAAAGACGAATAAATTAAACCACTGTACGCTCCTTGTGCGTACATGCTAAGTTCATAACCACGGCGCCAACGTGACCAGAGAGAAGCATAATTGTATTCACTTACGACACTAAAATCTTTTGTATTGATTGCTGGTCTAAATCTACGCTTAAAAGGTAACGGACGTAAGAGCTGAGATTTTTTATCAGATCCAATAATATTTGAAATAGGTTTAAAAGAACCAAGTGGTCTTGGACCATTAGGCAAAAAATCATCAGAGCCCTTTTTACGAGCCACGGATCAATAGAAACCGCCTTGCGCAAAAATCGAGAGACCTGACGCACTTAAGCCACCGGAGACAGCGGCGGGTCCGTTACCTAAGTAACCTACACACAAAATATATCCTTTCTCTAAATACAAAGCTTCAGACTTACCAATTTCAATCGGGCGGACTAAGTTAGTGTCCCCAGTTTGAGGTGTGGGGGCAACGGTTGCGGGGAGTTCTACACGTTGAATCAAACCTTCTGTGTCGCCGGATAGACCAACTTCAAACTTACTTATCAAAAGAGAAGCTGAGGTAGAAGGAGCAGCTTGGTTAGGTGCATAGATATAAACACCAAAAGCTGCAGATCGAACACCACCTCTATTTGGGTAGCCTTCATTTGATACGACAAAAATATCCTCTACAAGAGCTCCGTCCTCTGAGGGAAGATCTCCAACGCGAACCAATTGAATTAAGTCACCAAAATCAGGACTACTTGTATTAGTTACAACAGTAGTTCCGTTATTAACTTTGGCGCCTCTAAGAAAAGGCCTATCAACCATTAAAGGTTGTTTGTTGGTGCTTGTAGAGCTCATGATTTAGATCCTAGGAAACAAGAGAAGAGTAGTAATCAGCCGGAAGTGCAGCGGTCTGAGACAGGTCCTCTGACCCAGCTAAAGCCACACTGGTACGAACTGGATCTATTGTAGAGGCAACCCCGCCAGTAAACAGCCGTTGCAAAGCAGTGGGTGATGCAATTGCCTCACGAAGAATAGCAGTGTTAAAGGGAGAAAAATCTGACCCCGCCACGGCCTGTGCTACGTCTCTTGCTCCTGGTAGTTCTCGCATAGGTTGATTTCGACGGCGATTTTCACGATCAGCTATTACACGACCTAATCGATCCCCTGCATAACGAGTACCTTGTGGTTCAAAAGCAGGATTAGCAGGAAAACCCCTCATAGCCCTGTAAGCATTTGCTACACCTGGAGCTATGTTTCCAAGTTTATCTACAAAATTAAATAAACCAGACTCATCACGTCTAGCAACTCCAAATTCCGAGCCAGGAACCGGGAGCTCTACGTCTCGGAAAACGTCAGTTGTATAACCAAGAGGAGGATTGATAAAACGTTTGCCGGTATAGTCATTTATATTGCCCTGTAAGGGCCTGTTATAAGCAGTATCAAAACCATAACTAGGGGAGAAAGAGTAGCTCATTAGATAACCTCCGAGAACAACATTTTAACTCGTTATCAGTAATACATCATCTGATCACGCTGAGGAACACTTAAGCGCTGCAAGAACTCTTCAGCAGGAGTAAGTACAGGTTGTTCCATAGGTGTGGTGGCACTACGTAAGTCGAAACTTCCCTGAGTTGGAGCTACTGCACTTTGAGCAGTGGCTTCTGCGTTTCCAATGGCATTAGCCTGATTGTTTGTCCCCATTGGAGTTGTAATGGTCGTAGTCGTTACGGACTGTTGAGTTTGTTGGTTAGCTTCAGGGTTAACCATGCTGCGACGCTGCATTTCGTAAGCTAGAGCAGGGTAGCTTTGAGCCCACGTCCGCAAGGCAGTTGATTCAGCAGGACTAGAACCTGTTCCTTCTGCATACTTCATCAACGATTGCCTTACAGGAGCTTGATTCGCATAGGCAGCTCTCGCAGCGTAATAATCCTCTGCACTTTTATACCTCTCAGGGCTACGGGGTTCCATAGCTCTATCTACAGCGGCGGCGCGAGGTGAATACTGAGCTAACTGCTCACGCATCTCACTTTTGCGATCTCCACCTCGAGTAATTACAGGTGCTGGGGCAGTTGGATCTGGTCGACGAGGCATAGGTTGATTTTGTTCAAGATAACCTACGGAACCTAAGGGAGTGCCGTCATTATCAGCAAATAACACAGGGGTTTGTTCTGGTTGATTAATTCCGGTAGGAGTAACCACGGGCTCTCCAGGAGGAGTCCTTGTTTCACCTTGTAGATCAAGAGGAGCCGAGCCTTCATCTCCGCGCCTCATGTTTACTATGACACTACTTAACCCAAAGCCAGCTAGACCAGCGCCTCCAAGAGCGCCGACACTTCTAATAGGATTATTACGTAATACGTCTATAAGTGTGTTTAAATCACTCATTTGAATGCCTCCTGAGGCATTACGTGTAGCTTGTGTAACAGGATCAACTACAGCTTCAACCGCATCACCAACAACATTACCAGCCGTGTCTAAAACAACTCGACTTGTAGGATAAGGATTGATACGTGGATCTATTTCAATGCGACCGGTAAAAGGATCAGGTTCAGTAAAAAAAGATCCTCCGCGAACTTCACCGCCAGGTGCTCGGGGAGTAAGAGGAATACCTTGTTCAATGGCCTCCATGACATTAAGTCTATTTGGAGGAGGAACAGGACCTAGAAAAGCACCAATATTAGCTTCAACGCCCTCACCGTATGTAGTGTTACCAAGTTTTCCTCCTCCAACAGCTTGAGTACCTGCAGGGTACCTTAAAGGCATTCCATAACCTTTTACCTCACCCGGACCTGGTTTAAGAAATGTACCTTGTAAATATTCGGGAACAGAAGTAGGAATATCTCTAGGTGAAGGAGCTTGTCCACGCAACCTATTAAAGAGAGCTGCCGCATCCTCGGGAGGAACTGAAATTTCCCCTCGCATTAACCTATCTGCAAGTTCTCGATCTGCTGATACAGGTAGAGCTACACGAGTATTAGGTAGAGCATCAGCCGCGAGTCGTTCTGCAACACGCATCATGCTTCCCCCTCCTTTGTCTTGCATTAACTGTCTAGTTAATTCATAATCTCGTGCATAAGGATCACCAGTTGGGACTGACTCAGGTATTAATCGTGGGTCTTGCCTTGTTACCGTTCGTCCAACACCAGGTGCTCTAAGTGCACCGCCAGCAGTTTGCGCAGTAATTGGAGGACGATTTGGAACTTCTCCAGCCATTTCTCGAATGACTCTATTTACCATTCCAGCTTCAACCGCTCGTTGACGGTTTGTTTTCTCAGTAAGGTCGCTGACCAAACCCGTGGCACGGGCAGGAATATTACCAAATTTAGCTCCTGAAAACTGAGGAGGAAGAGGTCTCCCTAAGACTCTTTCAGCTTCTCTTGCTAATCCTTTATAAGTTTGTGAATCAGTAATTGTATCTTGTGCACGTTCAACAAATTCACGAGCTGGCTTAACCCCATATTGAAGCTCATTGAGTAATTTTTTGGCACCAGCCGAACCACCTTGAAGTACAAGATCCGTGAGTCCTCTTAGTATGCTCATGTGCTACAAATCGGTCGCTAATAAAGTAAGTCTACCGCCAATTTGCGTAAAAATAGAGTCTGTCTGCTCGTGAAATATCAGGTGGTCCAGGTATTGCTTGAATAAACTCTCCACCTGATCGTTCAAAGCGATATCTCGCGGCCACAGGGTCTCGATAGTTAGGCACATAAAGCTGCTGCGCTAACCTATCGCACTCATACAAATAGTTTTCCCTCCATATGCGAGCTGTTTCACGTTTATCTTGAATATTAATGGAACGTGAAACGTCACCAAGAATTGTTTCTTGACGACTTGTAGCTCTACCGGTAGCAAGCTCAGTAAGACGCTCAGCTTCCTCACAGCGCTCAATTTGCTGAATTATCTTGTCGTAATAAAACTCACTAGGGATACTATTACAAGCTTCGAGCAAACGAGCATAGTCACCCGCCGGAACAGTTGCGATGTTAAAGGCTAAGTGATAAGCAACACGGCTAAAGTTAAAATCGTCAAGGGCATAACCAAAAACCTGAGCAGGATTTCTAGTTAATTGATTAACTGCGGCATAGACGACTTCTCTCTTGGTAGCATCAGTCGTTGTTGCCTGAAAAACAACCCCTTGTTGAGCTAAATACGATTGAATTTGCTCAAGTTCAAAAGTAGTTAGTTGGGCCACGGATACGAAAACTTATGTTCTTCTATTCTACGTATACACTTCCGGTAGCAAACACTTCATCCCAATCAACTCGTTTAATTGAGTTAAGTTGATCTAGTTTTATGAACTTTTCACCAGGTAAAGATTGACGTAGTTCAACAATTTCTTTAGCTGTCTTTAGTCCCACGCCTGGTAAGCACTGCGTAAGACCTTCGGGTGTCAGAGTATTTAAATTTATCCGAGTGTCCGCAGGTGGTAGAGGTTTAATTATCGGAGTTTTTTCAACCTCTGACTTCACATTTCGTCTGCTGCGCCTTGTACCTACATGGTTAGCACTTAAAGTTGGTTCATTTTCGTCAAGAAGTTCTCCAACTTGGTCTTTATGAGCAAAAAAAACTTTACCCGTGGTATTGGAACGCACCATAAAGTAATCACCCTCGTCATATGTCGAAAGTATCTCAATTTTTACGCCACTAGGTCTATAAACACTGGCTGTCATGGGCTGAGTCAACATGTGTACAGTAGTTTAGGCTAAACAACCGCAAAAACAAAGCTTATTGATCACAAGTTTTTAGTTTTGGCGCAGATTTTTCAATAAATTCAGCTCGTTTCTCCCAAGTATCGCCTCCAACACGTCCTTTAGCTGGATTTATGCACTCAGAGGAGTCAGTTTGGTTACAAACCAAGCCCGCAAGGTCTAGTTCGCTACCTTTTGCCCCCGTACGCCAATAGTGAACGTTATTTAACCAAGTAGCGCCACATTTTTGGCACTCTTTTCGTTTAATTCCAAACTCTGAAAGCTTCCGGTCAGTCATAAAGACCACGCAAGAAACATATGCTTGATACTTTGCCAGTTAACGATTTAAAAAACGCTAAAAATTTTATTAATAATTTGATTCCAAAACAAAAACCCCTCCCGAAGGAGGGGTAGTTGTAAGAACCCTTACTGATTAGATCAGGAAGGTGAAGTCGAAGTAAATATACTTGACTCGATAACACCACCGGGCTGCAGAGCAAGATCTGAACGCTCGGGGGGTTGGTCAGGAAGAATCCAGCAAACTTCGCAGATTGCCAGAGCCTTGTTTGCACCTGAAAGCCTTCCAGTACCAGCGCGAGGATCGTAAATACCCGAACCTTGAGCAAGACCAGAAGTAGCAGCACCACCAAGATTGGCAGTGGTGAAGAGTTTCCAGGTAGTAGCGTTAGCCAGAGCGGACAAGCTGCTGCTGTTGAAGATGTTAGTAGAAGCAAAGCTTCCGTTAACAATCCGGCTAGTGGCGCCCGTAATGGAACAACCAAACTGACCAGAAACAACAGTACCGTTGTCACGCAGACCTTGAGCCACAGCAGGGATCAGAGAAACCTGTGGGGAAGCACTTCCACCGGCAACGCCGGAGCTAACGAGATCACCACCGTCAATGCGCAAGGAGGCACGATAAACGTAACCAGACGCAGGAACGATAATGCCATTCGTGATATCTGCCCGAATATCCTTATGGAAATCAGGAGAAGGAATGATAACGTTAGCGTTGAGGAAGGGTTGCTGAGCAGCGTTTTGACCCGAACCATAAGGTAGGGTGTAGTACTCAAGTTGATTGTTTGTACCAAGAGCTTGGTAGCTCAGGTCAACATAACCAACTGCTTGCTGAGCAATCCAACCAGGGCGGAATACAACACCAACAGGACCACCCACGGGTTGGTTGGTTAAGGTGGTGGAAACACCGTTCGCATTGTTATACTGAACGGTTTTTTCTTCGTACCAGTAACGAAGAACGTTTGTGTAGTTACCAGGATAAATCTTGGAAACTGAGAGCTGGTTAGTAGCGATCGCCATTTTTAGTTACCTCCTCAAGCGTCGAAAGAGTAGGCAACGGTGACGAAGTCAGCGTTCAGAAGTTCGAAACCTGCGTACAGGCTCCAAATCATCATGATGAAACGGCTGAAGTCATCGTTGTTGTTGAGTAGCACTTGGGCGTTGTTACCGCCGATGCCAACTCCAGTGGACTGCGGACCAAAGAAGATACCAATCGCAGAGTTGTAACTCTGTGAACTGGATGCAATGGTAGCAGCCTGTGTTTGTGTAGGCATGTTGGTGCTTTCGAAGAAGCGCACACCTTCAAACACAAAGCCCGTGGGCATAATCGGTTCGCCAGCCACGAAAGTGGCTTGACCGAAGCCCTGACCCATGTACAGAGCAGCGTTAGGCTGCATGCCGGACATAAGTGGGTTGATTTGACCGTTGCCAGGGTAACGAGCAACTTCACGGAAGTCACTGTTCTGACGCAGGTGCATCAAGAAGGTAGGATCGCAAACACAGCGATAGAAACCATCTTGGAAGGTAGGAGTGTTCCTCTTACGCAGGCTCTTCACCACGCGCAGAAGGTCGTCCTTAACGTCGAATTTGGCTTGTTCGGCGTTGGTATAGGTGAGACTTCCAGTGGCTAGATCGCCAGGGAAGTAGTAACCACCTTGGGTGTCAGAAGACTGACCCTTTGATACTGCTTTAAGGAGTTCATTGATGAACACCCGATCACGCCAACGACGATAGTCGTCGAGCAAAGTCAGGCTACCAATGGATTGGTGGAAAGTTGTGAGGCTGCCGGTATCCAGCAAAAGACGCTGGGCAGTGATCAGAGTCTCGCGAGCAATTTTGAAAGTGCTTGGCTGAGTTGGATCACTAGGGTCAGCAGGGCCGGTGTACTCCTTAAGAGTCACCTGAACCTTGTCCTTCACAATGTTGCGGCTGTTTGCAGTACCGATTGTTTGCTCGGCAGTGCGCTCGCGAGATTCTTTGGAGCCAGGGTTACCGAAGAAACGGTAACGATCAAGCTGCACAGTCTGTCCTGGCTGCTTACTGAAGTCATGTACTACCACAGGCTCCGCAGCCATCTCAACGATGTATGCGGGGTGAGGACGGTACAGCTCGGCACCAAGAATCTTCGGAAAATCATTATCGATAAACATCGATAAATTCTCGAAGAAACTACAAGAGTTATATTAACCTTTTATCCTGCTGATATAACTAAAACGTGTCGCAATCTTAGTGGTTTAACCAGCTACTTTACGGATCATATTTCTAACACCTTCACCTAACACACCGTACACAGATCCGTAGTTAGGCACGTATCTTGTCGATTTACCTCGATAGCTAGTACGAGACACAACACTCATTTGACCCGGCAAATCACTACGAATTGCTTCCGTAAACACTTGACAATATACAGGAGGACTATAAACCCACGCAGCGCGAGAACCTGATGTGTCGTTCGTTGGGTTTGTCAAAGCAGGATAACGAACGCGTTGAAAAGATCCGGGACCGCCTGTGATCCCGTTACCTACAAAAGCACCTAAATCTGAATCGTATTCGTACGGATTATTACTGTTTGGTGTTTTAAAAGGATCATAATTTTGATTGTCAGGAACACTAGCTCCAAACCACGTATAGGTACCAAAATCTTTTAGTCCAGGTTGAGGACCTAAAGCTGTTTGGACAGTGCGACCAGCAACGCTGTACCTACCTTGAGCCCTAAAGCCAACATAGGTGTCTAATAAACCGGAAGCGTGAGGCAGTGTATTTTCATAATTAGTCCAGTAACCAGAAATAGCAGGTGGTACTGCCCTCCACTCCGTATTCAAGTACCCACTTATGTTTGGTGGCCCCACGGGGATTAAACCAAAGTCAGCGCCTTCAAGATTTACACCAAACCATGTCTGCTGAACTCCACTAGGCAGCATGTAGCCACTTGATAGTACTTTATATGTATCAGTTAAGTTTAAGTTATCCCCTGTACGCTGTGGTCCCGATTGTATTCGGTGATAAAGACTATTATCATAGCGCCAGTTTGTTAAAGGAGTGTAAACCATGTTGTTTTAGCGTATAAATTAATTCTACTCCTCTACAATCTGTAAAGAAGTTATCTATCCTAATGGTCAACGCAGAAAGATTTCTAACAATATTTTTTGAAGACCCAGAAGCTTCGATAGCCTGTTTTTCGGGTTCTTTAACGGATTCTCTCGTGCACCCACAAAAGCGATCCAAACTTGTTGTGTACCTTGTTAAAACAACTGTTGTCGGATTATTCCTAGCTACATTTATTAGTCCAGTTTTTCACGATAAATTTAAATTAACAAGAAATGAAGCCATCGCGGCCTCTTTTATCTGCGGTTATGCCGGAATTCGTATGCTTAACGCAGCTGAAAAATACTTTGAATACGAAATCCAAAAAAGATTACGTAAGCTTCAGCTGAGCTCCACAGATCCATCAAAATCAGACGACAGCTCAACTTGAGCTTGGGGTGCAGGAGGAAGCACAGGAGTGACAACCTCAAGGGGTTGATTAACAACAACCTCTTGAACTTCTTTTTCTAAACTTGGCTTACGACGCAAGGTTCCTAAAGCTCTCATAATTAATCAGTTGGTACTTGTACATTAGCAAAAAAAAGCTCCCCCGTTTCCGAGGGAGACAATTTCGACCATCTAACGTTACTAAGAAGCATCCATGAACAGGAGCTTGCTGCGAAGAGCTTCGGGCCCAATTTGACTGAGATAACGCCAAGCGTTCTCTGGGCTGCGATTCATCACGTCACCAAAAGTCTCCCATTGTTGTTGAGGAGCTGGTGCCTGAGTAGACCCACCGGCATTAGCAGGGGGTGCGGGCATATCGTACCTGGGCTGATAAGCCTGGGGAGCCTGTTGACCTTGTCCGGGAGAGTCAATGTCCACAGGATAGACTTCAGTGAAGAAGCGGTCAGTATAGTTGGCTAAGTGATCGGGATTGGTCAAGATAGTCTCCATAGCGTCGTGACGCAGTGCGAGATTATCCATACGACCCGCCTGATCCATCAGCATGTCCTCAAGAGCACAAGAGTACTGATTGAGAATGCCGGGAGCCTCGATACCGAAGTGGTTAACTACGGCGTGAGTTGCGGGGCTTAGACCGTGTGGGCCGCTTTGTGGGGCCGTAGAAGTCTGCGAGGAAACCTGGGTCGGTGAGACGCTGGTAGGCAAGGTCTGCGCTACCTGCTGTGCCTGGTAAGCCCAAGGTTGGACCTGTGAAGCCAGATTGCTCTGTTGAGTAACCTGCGGCTGTGCCACCTGGTAGGGCGACGGTTGAGCCTGGCTGGGGTACGGCGGGTTGATCTGCGTAAGCACCCGCTCCAGTGAACCCATCGCTGCTTCCCACGGATTGTTGGGGGAGGACGGCGACGTTAACTGGTTGTACTGGCTGTTGGTAGTAGGCCCCGTAGTCGGTATTCCCGGCGACGGCAAGTGGGCTGTAGCTGCCGAAGCTACCGCCGGGGTAGGCGTTTGGGTTACCCACTGGGGGTAAGCGGTTGAGCCCTGGTCCGAGGCTACTGCCTGGGAGACCGGGCTCGGGGTCGAAGCTTGGATCTGCTGGCTCATAGCTACCCGAGTAGGTTAGTTCTTCCGCGAGATGGTCGAAAGTTCTATAGATTAGCGGAGTGATATTCAATCTCGGATCAGCTGCAAGCGGTTGGTTAGGCGCAAGCGGATGAGGAGATTGCAACATCTGGTTTAATAATACCAGAAATTGTTGCATAGCTGACTGAGTTTGTTGAACCATACGGAAAGGGAAACCCTTCAACATCTCAGCCCGTTCAGCATCAGTTTTTTCTGGAAATAAGAACTTCAACGCTTCTATACTATCAACTCCCAGCTCTTGTAGGTTACGAACAACAATAGATTTTTGGTTTACATCGTAAGCGGTATCTTCATAAACATCACCTTGATATCTATAAGTAACTGTACGATCACCATCCTCTGGTAGTCCAATAACCCCACGGGGTACTTTATTCTCTGCTAGAGCCATCTTCATCACCTGCTCTAACTTTCCTTCAAACTTTACGTTTGCAGTTTGATACTTTTCAATTGCTTCGGGTGTTTGTTCTGTCGGAGGTTTTGGTTCTTTCAACCCGGAAGCAGCTACAAATGACTCTCGAAATATTAATTCTTGGTGGTAAATCATCATTTCTAAAAGACGATTAAAGCCGTACACAAGGAATGATTTATTTTTTCTTAACGCCGTGGCCTGCGCTCGACCCATCAAACCTTTAATTTCAGTCGCAGTAGCCCCGGCTGAAATTGAAATTTCGTCAACACCGCCAAGTGCAGTACGTATCTCTTCCCTTAACAACAGAAGATATCTGCTCATGTCCCCGTTAACGGGGTCAGGTGTCATATAGCCCACACGGTCGGAAGGTTCTACGTTCGCAATAATTCGCGGAACACGCAGGCCACCACCCATCGAGGCGCCGAAAGGTTCACTTACTCTTGTCGACGGGCTATCGACTCCAGAAAAACCACTCTGACTGCTGATCGTAGGTCTAAAAGTTGACTGACTATCTGACGCTTCGACAAGATCACTACGGGGACGGGAACTAATTAACGTTGGATTACCAAAAAATTCAATATTTTTAGAAATGTTCCGTGCAAGTTGATCGTGGAGAACAATCTGCTCCATAAAGGGATCAAACTCGCCTTCTCCTTCTGTCCCGCTTGCGTTTGGTTTGTTTAATACCTCAACAGCTGGTATAAAACCAAGCATGTTAGGTCTTTTTTTACTTGGAGTTAAAATTGCACCTGGTTCAAGCTCAAAACTTAATTCACTATCAGTTTCGACCTCACTAATCTCCTCAGCTGTAATAGAAAGTCGAACGTATCGTTTGTTTTGTCCATACGCATTACTAGGTAGACCTAAAGTACTGTTTTTAACTTTATAGCTGTAGATAATGATTACTTCTTCTACTTCGCCGTTTACATCGTGATAAACGCGATATTGATTTTTGTTAAAAAAGTAAATCTGGTACTTTAACTTTGGGTCAGGGCGAAAATAAAAGAGACCAGCACCATCAATTAAGAAATTCCTGATAATCGAAGGAAATCGAATATCAATTTTATTCAGTTTTATAACGTTGTCTAGAAACTTTGAACGACTTTTATACGTATCTTGATCACAGTAGAATGTTACACCCTTCTTAATCATAAGAAGAGTCATCTGCTGTAAATGGCTTAAAACAACCATCGTGGCCGATTGGTTGCTTCGATCCTGGGTGCGTGAAGCCTCCAGAATCTCATTAAACCGTTTTCTGGTCTCAGTTGAGCTCGCAGACATTCAAGTTAAGGACAAAACGATTAAAGATTACTTCTTGGCTGCCATCTGTTTGGCCTTACGGGCTTTTGCTAAAGCCCTCTTACGTGATTCTTCTTTGCCACGGGGTTCACCACCCTTTGATTCTTTGTCCCCTTGATTTTTCTCTTGAAACTTTTTCAAGAGCTCAGCGGGCATTTTATTAGTCATCTGGAAGAAGATACTTTCTGACTCTTTCCAGTGTAACCGCTTCTAGCGGTAAATTTTCCATTGGAAACGCAGTAAGCATATGATCTTCTCGACCCAACATGTCTATATTGCCAGGTACCGCTTCAAATGTCTTACAGGTCTCAACAACAGTAGGCATATCGGTCTCCCAATGTGCGTAAGATTTAAGTTTTTTAAGTCTCCTTTCAGAGTCACCCATCCAACTTAAATGCCACCCAGCATCACGGTCTCCTATTACCTTACGTGTAGTCTGACGACGAACATTTGTTATAGATCCTAATGAAGCAAGTCTTCCTGCAGTGCAGATCGTTGCACAATGCCAGTGAAAAAGCTCACCAAGGGGAGTACAGAGCTGTAAATCTGCCCTCCCGTAGTGCATGGACATATCCAAACCTAAAATTGCATCAGGATTTGCCTCAAGTTCAGTTTTTATCTGTTCAAATTTTGCTGGGTTAGGGAGTTCGTCACAGTCAGAACAAATAAAAACAGCATTTTTTGGCATTTCTGCGAGATAAACGCCAAGGGCGTCACGTTGTCCACGCTCGCGAACCCAATGATCCGGTTCTTCGTCAACAGGCGGAAGTTTGACGTGGATAACCTCGATCAGATCAGCAGGTAAACCTAACTCCTTAATGGTTTCGGCACAAGTAAAAGCCTTTGGCTCTCCTCTATGAGTTCGGTCCGCATCTGCAATTAAAAAACCATCGACATGATCCTTTAATAAGGAAATGCGTAATTCAAGTAACTCGCGTTCGTTAAAATAAGGAAAACAATCAATTAACATTTTCAGGAAGGAGATAGGTTTTGACGCGCTCCAACTCAAATAATTTTGAGGGCAGAGCGCTTAAAGGATAAGTGGTAATTAAGTGATCGTCACGCCCCAGCATATCGAGGTTTCCCTCTTGGGGTTCAAACATGTCACATCTGCGCTGTACGTCTGGTGTGTCCCACATATAGTACTCAGCAATAGATCTGAGTTTATTCTTTCGTCGGACACCGTCACCCATCCAACTTAAATGCCAACCAAAATCTCTTTCACCTAGATACAGATTATCCTGGCTCTCTCTCATTACGGAGAGTGTGCTGTGTTTTTTTAAAAAACCAACCGTAGAAACAAAAGCTCGTTGCCACTCATGCAAAACACCATCAGGAGTTATTAACTGCCGATCAGCGCGTCCATAGTGCATAGACATGCTAGCCCGCACTACTTGCTTTGAAGTTTCAGCTGCGGTTTTTAGCTTATCTAATTTAAGAGGATTGACTAGCTCATCACAGTCGGAGCAAATAAAGAACGTTTCGTCTGAACACATATGAAGCCCAACACCTAAAGCATCGCGCTGGGCTCGCTCACGCAACCACGGATCTGGTGCTTCCTCAATAGAAGGTAGTTCAACGTGTAAGACTTGAACTTTACTGTCGTCGATACCGAGTTCTTTAAGAGTATCGACGCAGGTAAAAGGCTTTTCATCACCCCGATGCGTTCTGTTGGCGTCTGTTATTAAAAATCCGTCAACGTAATCTTCAAGAGTCCTGATACGGAGTTCTAGTAGTTCTTTCTCGTTAAAATACGGAAAGCAATCGATAAGCATAGATCGCCTGAGCGGGTGCCACTATAGTAGCTTAGCTCTGTCCTAGATATTTAGCTGCACGACGCTTAGCTCTTGTCAAAAGATTTACATCTGCGTTTGTATTTTGATCAAATTCTGAAGAATTTGTATCGGCAGAATACCCACCGGGATTCAGAGATGGCTGTGGCTGACCTGTTAGTGACGTTTCATCCTCTGCCGACATTTCAGCAAATGCTGAATCAGCCGATTGATTGGCTCGACGCTGCGCATCAGCGGCGTTCATTTGCTCTTGATAGTTTTTTGAAAACCCAAAAGCAGCGTTGTTAAAAGAGTTCATCAGTAGAAAACAATAACATTGTGAACAGTACCACTATGAATAGCTGTTATAGACATAGGTACAATTGACTCAGTATTCAACCGCACTAATGGGATCTGCTGACCGGGTGTATCAGTCATCTCAACTGTTAGGTATTGATCTTGACCAGCATCAGTCATAATATAAAATCCACGGGCGGCAGAAAAACGTTTTAACCCACTTGCAGGCACATAATGAAAACCACTTGCGTAAGGTAAGGTTGAAGATTGCCCGTATACAGATCCAAAAGCTCTAACGTCCATAACAACAAAAGTTTTTCTAAGTTTAATCGTATTTTTCACAAATAATTATTAAACGTCTCAAATACCACGCGCATTTTTTTAAGTCCTCAACACCGTTTTTATGCTCAGTTCTCCACAAGTACTTCAAACAAGCTCCACGGCAGTACGCTTTAAACCCTTCAACACCTAAAGCAGACTCAATGGCATCAATACACTCGACAGCACCTTGTGTATAGTGCGATGGGCTGTTGACTGGATCTTCTGAAGTTTTTAGAGGTTCCATAGAATCAAATTCATTGAATAAGAAAGCATCGGATTGGGTCACAGACTACACGCTGAACATCTGAGTTATATCTAACAAAGATAAATTTTCTGTAGACAAAACTTTACTGTATTTTGTGTCTAGGTGCTCAAGCAGCCCGCAGGGGGCTATGCGGATTTTACCTCGTTCCTTAGTCAAAGGCACAACACGGCGATGTTCCTGTTCAAAATCAAGTTTTTCAAAAGCAAGTCCCATAGAACTTCTGTCAGCGATCGGCCAACAACGAAATTTCGTCAAGTTAAAACTTTTTATAGGATCGCAACTGTTAGAAACAATGTATTCATCAGCCATATCCTGATCTAGTATCATCATTCCCATATAAGGATTACCTAGAGATACAAAACAAACAAAATCATCGCAAGGCGTTATGAAAGTTTGAGCTTTATACGGTCTTTCGCCCCACACGGATTTTGTAAGTCCGTTTAACTCCCATCTTCGGTAGTTATCAAAGGGTATGGAACGTTCATTAAAACGCTCAAAGCGACAAAAACCAGGTTCTAGGTTTAACTCCTTTAACTTATCTTTCCAAGACACCCAATAGTCAAAATGTTTATGTGTGAAAAGCATATCATTTTCTGTATATACATAAAAATCATGCGTTTTTGCTTGAACGGCTTGTATCAAAAGAGGTTTGTGCGCCCAAGTTAAACTAAAACCTGTGTATTCAGGTTCCGCAACAACGATATTTAAACCGCAAGCACCTAAATTAGGTTCGAGCAGGTCAAAAACTATATCTTTATCCTGCTTGTGTTCAAAATCGATAAAAATGTAAAAGTCTTTGTGCCCTGGAATTTTATTATAAGCTCGTAACGTCTCCAGAAGCACGTCAAACCGCTCTAGAGGATTATGTGCTGTAACAGCAACGAAAAATTTGTTTGACATTAGTACTCCATTTCAAAGTTACCGCGACGTTGAAGAAAACAAACTAAGTGAGTGTATGCATCTAGTAAGTCGTCATGCGATGTAGCACCTATGTTAACTAGTTGGTCAAACAATAGATCAAATTTTCGATACCGATTAAATATCACTTTTTTATTTTCTAATAGACCTAATGTTCCCCTAAACCGAGACACCTTATCACCACGGAAACCTTTGACTTCGTGGATGTGTATGTTACCTAGTCCTTTATCAGTCAACATAATGCGTCGAAGATCTGCAGCAAGCGAGGCTTGGTAAGCAACTGACTCAACAACCAGTGTACAAGTTGAGTAAGTCGGAAAAAACTCTCCTGCCGCATCTTCTGTAAGTATGCCCCATTCGACCAACATCTTACACAATAGATCTATCTTCTCAAGGTTTCCTATAGTCCGAATCTGATGTGCGTCAATAATATAATACTTATCTTTTAACCTACCGCCCAAGACGAACGCAGTATAGTCTGATGTTTCACTCTTGCTAGCCGATAAATCCACACCGACCGCAAGTGAATCAAACTCAGTTACAACATCACCTTTCACAAGTAAGTCTGGCGATAAGACTAGATCCGAAGTCATCACCGGTTGCTGTTGGTACTGATAAGCAAAAGCAACAGGATCAAGTTCTTTCTGTCCTAATAAATACTCAACACTCCACTGCTCTGGCCAATAACTTTCAGGTTCACTCTGGTCGTCATAAGTCAAAGCTTCTTGCGTGACTTGTTTCCACCCGCGATCCGGTACAAACATTGTTTTATGGATGTCTAGCGGATGAAACCTAGTTCCTAAACAGATGGCTCTGCCGCCTTCAAAAATAATAGGTGCAATAACTGAAGACCAGTTATTGTTCATTTCTTCACGGATCACAGGATTTCGAATGTCCGCACTGCTTTTTATAGGGTCATCTATGAAGCACAGATGAGCACGTTTTGATGTGATTGAACCTCTAAGTCCTGCAGCGCGTAGTGTAAATTCTTCGTCACCTACTCGCGAGATACCCGCGTAGTCAAAATCAATCGACCAACCCACATCGCTCTGCATACCTGGTTTGAGCCGACACGTGGGAAATACTTTTTTAAACTCAGTTGAATCAACAATTTGTTTAATAATTCGACTTTTAGGTATTGCAGTGTTGATATTGTAAGAAATGTAAATAATCTGAAGCGGCATTTTTGCTGCTGTATGGCGTCCTATACACCATGCAGTGAACATATTGAGCACGGTGGACTTAGCTGAGCCTCTCGGGGATAGTATATCAAGGTTTTGTCCTGCAATATCTAATAAGTACTTATTACTCTGACCTGTGATCAAATGTGAGTACCACTCTAGCATGTGCTTTGCTGGTGGTTTATCAAGCAACGTACAGAACGTTTGAAAGTCGTTAGCTGCTCGCGTAAAAATAGTATCCAACACTGGAGTGTCGCTATCAAACGCTTTCGCCGCTCGCATTTGTAGAGCGCGACGATAAGCAAAAGTTTCACGACTAGGCATAAAAGTGAAACTGTCTGTATACTGATAGCAAGATTCTAACCCCAAATGGCGAAAATTCTGTGGTACGGTGATATCCTTTCAAATACTGGGTTTGCTAGAGTTACACACAGTGTTCTAGAGCATTTACAAAAAAACAACGAGATTGTTGCTGTAGGAATAAATTATACGGGTGATCCTCATGATCTTCCTTTCAAGGTCTATCCTGCCGCAGCTAAAAACCCACAGGATCGATTTGGTATCGGACGACTACCTGAAATCATTACTGCTGAAAAACCAGATTTTATAATTTGCTTAAATGACATTTGGATTGTTAACCAAGTATGGGAGCGTGTACATCTACTGCAAGCACAGTATAAGTTTAAGTTTATAGCTTATTTCCCATTGGACTCTCAGTGGTATATCGAAAGCCATATGCGATTTGTTAAAGATTGGGATTTCGCAATCACGTTTACAATCGAACAAGCGCAAAGGGTAATGCAGTTAGGCGTTAAACCTAAGATGCTCGGCGTAATACCACACGGTGTAGAAACAACCAAGTTCTATCCTCTAGACAGAGCACAGGTTCGTCAACAACTTCAATTACCAGAAGATAAATTCATTGTTCTAAACGCCAATCGAAACCAACCAAGGAAACAAATAGACCTGACCATAAAAGCTTTTGCGGAATTTGCAATAGATAAAGAAGATACAATGCTCTATTTGCATATGAGCGAGAAGGATCTTGGGTGGGACATCCGTGCCTTGTTTGAAACCGAAATGAAACGACGAGGACTTAAATCAGACCAAAGGCTACTAATGACGGCAACCAATATTGATTACTGCAATGCGCCGCCAGACGACGTACTTAATTTAATTTACAATGCTTGTGATATCGGAATCAATACAGCTAACGGAGAAGGCTGGGGCCTAGTTCCGTTTGAACACGCAGCTTGTAAAAAGCCTCAGGTACTACCAAACCACACGTCGTTTGCCGAAGTGTGGAAGAACAAAGCATTACTAGCTGACGTAGCAGCGTGGATATACGATAAAGACCTAGGTGTCGAACGAGGTATCGTAGACATTAAAGATATGGCCAACAAGATGGGGGACTTGTACAGAAATAAAGAATTTGCAGAGAAAGTAGCAAACGACTGTTTTGAAGTAACAACCAACCCTTCGTACCGTTGGGACAAAATTGCTGAAGGTTTCCAGAAAGCAATGGAGGAAATTTCGAAATGAGCTTACAGTTTCACCGCTATCGTACGTATCACAACCGGGCTGTTAAGACTGTTTTTACCCCAACGACAAGTGGATACCCTTCTGTTTACGAACAAGCACGAAATATTGGTGGGACGTTTACACGGATAACCAATGGTTTGCCTGAGCGAAACGTAGCAAACTTCAGTCCCTGTATTTTAAAACACAAAAACTCCACTTTAATCGCATGGCGAACACAGCCTGAACCTTTTGTCTTCCGCCACGACAACAAATATTTTTACTATAACAACACGCCTACGGATCTTTATGTCGGAGAACTCGTAGGGGATGATTCAATTTGTGCGGCACGAAATTTACGACCGGCTAAACACAGACTTAGCTACGAAGATCCCAGGCTTTTTATAAGCCCTGACGATAATCTGCAGTGTCAATTTGTAACAAGCACGTATGCAAGTAAATGGGACACAACAAAACACACGCTTATTAAGACTCCTAAAATCTGCGTCGGAAGCATAAACAAGTTTGGCAACCTAACCGACTGCTTGTTTCCAGATATAGGCACTAATTTACAAGACGGAGGTTCCGAAAAGAACTGGTGTTTCTACACCGACAAATCAGAACTAAAGCTTTTGTACTCAACAATCCCTTTAGTTATAAAGTCACCTGGAAAACCTGATAAAACTATTGACTCGTCTTGTCTAAAAACATTAACAGGCGAACACCCAACTTTTAACTCCACGGCGCCTGTTCTTGTCGACGATGAGTGGCTTGTGTTTTTCCACTGGAAATACATGGTGTATGAATTAGATAAAAGACCTTACTTGCTTTACTCCTTGGGTGCATACACACTTGATGAGAAACAAACAAAAATTACACGCATGATGAAAGAACCTCTTTTTGTGGGTTCGACACGAGACGAACTTATAACTTGGACTGATTGTGTAGGCAACGATATATCTAATCAACCAGCTTGTATCCTGCCTTTTGGTTGTTTTATAGAAAATGAAGAAGAACTTGTGATGTCCTTAGGTGTGAACGATTGCTTTATAGGTATTTTCAGAACACCCGTGGTTAACGTTTTGTCTTTGTTAAGTCCGGTTTAAGTTTTCTCTTCTCGTTCAATCGTGCTCCAGACAACAATTGCAGCATCGTCAATCAAGGAGCTCATCGTGGGCTGGTCTTGAAAACTGTTAAGAAGTTCACGCAGGCAACGATCTGCTCCGGCAAGTAATAAACCTCGACGGTCAACGCCGTCCGTTAACTGACGAACAGCTTGAATGTGACTACGAAGTTCTTTTTGAAGGACTGCAATTTTCGTAGCAGCTGTGGCATAATCTAACATACCTGCTACCGTCATTTGTCTGACGTTATCTAAGTCAACTTTTAACGCATCTATTTCAACTAATAGATCTTTACGTAAGTCGCTTTTAGGATATTTCTCTTGAACCCAAGCAGTTATGTCAGATATCGAGCCGGTGTAGTTGGGTGTTAAAAACCGAGCATAAAGATAAGCTTCAATATCGCTTACGCTGTTTTTTGCGTAGTACGTAAAAGAATCTCGTTGCGCTTTGTTAAGCGAAGTTAGCCACGAACCGACCGTGGTTGAGTCCCCAATAGTTGCTTTAATCACGCGAAGAATCGCTGTCCAGCTAAAGCTTGATTTGCTCCGAATTGTTTTATTGCAAGCTGCGCTTTGGTTTGAGCTTTAATCTTTGTAAGATCCCCAAGAGTTCTAGCTTGTTCCAGCTGCAACGCCGTTTCACGACCTTGTGACCCAAGAGCTAAGCTGCCTTCTGTATTGGCTCGAGTTTTGAAAGCACTAGCAACTGCACCTGCTTGTTGTGCAGCTATTTCAGCTCTTGTTTGTTCCTGTAGTGTTTTTAGCTCTATATTAGATTGCGCTAATGTTTTTGCTAGTTCATTTTCACCGGCAAGACTAGCAGACCCAGCTTGTGCTAAATAATTTGGCCCAGCTAATTCAGTTGAAAGCTTTGCAGCTGCAAGATTTTTTGCTGTGTCAATTCCAGCTCCAGCGGCGGCAGCTGTGATACTAGCTTGTGTTGCAGATTTTTTCTGAGCTTGATCTAGAGCTTCTTTTAAAACAGATAGTTGACTACTAGCAATCGTATTTCCTTCAAGACCTAAAGCACCGCCATAGGCACCTGTTAGGGTCGCAAGACCTTGCATTGCTGCAGTCAGTGGATTATTTGCTGCTGCTGCTTGAGCTCCAAACAGTGCATAGTAGTCTATGGGTGCAGCTGTAGCGCCTCCACCGCCACCGCCAAGTGCAGTTTGCGTGGCCATCCAATTTTGATCATATGTAGCCTGTTTGCTGGCCTTTTTATCGCCACCGCCACCAAACAAGCTTCCGAGTAGACCAATACCTCCAGAGGCTAGGCCTGCCCCTAAACCACCAGCAAGTGCAGGAAGAAAAGCCATAACTAGAAAACGGGTAATCCGGGTTTAAAGGCGGCAGTTGCCTGTTGTGAATAAGGAGCTAAAGCAGTTAAAACATTTGGATTAGGCATTCCTAATGTTGCACTTAAGTTCATCATGCCGTAAGCAAGTTGTGTATCCCTGTTTATGGTTGCTTCAGTTATTTTTTGCCACGCGAGAATTGTGTCTCGTTGGGTATCTCTAAAAGTTTTTTCTTGTGAAAGTCGGAATGCTTGTGGACCAGCAATATCTGCTTTTCTTTTGTAGTCTTGAAAATCATATTCAAGCTTTGTAGGATAAAACTTTCTTGATTCTTCCGTTTGTCTCCTTGCCATGTCCTCGGCATACTTAAGCAGCGCAAGCTGGTCTGCTGTAGAACTGCCTCCAAGATCACCGGGGGGATTATTTCTGTCCGGGGGAGGTAAATCTGGGTAAGGAGGAGGAACACTTCCTGCAGGTGGAACAGATCCCGTAGAAGATTCAGGTCCTACAGGAGGCACAGTGACTGTTGGTTTTGAAGGTTTTGCTTGTCCTTCAGCGTACTTAGAACCTAAATACCCACCAATTACAGGTATAGCAAAGCTTCCAGCAAGTCTAAGAAGAGGGCCCACAGCAGCTCCAACAGCAGGAAGAGCAGGAAGAGGAAACATCAGATAGGCCTCGCGAGCTCAGCTAAAGACGGATCGACAGGTCTTCGGAGTAACTCAGTGTCTATCGCTCGAGCAGCATCAAGCGCACTACCTATAGCCTGACGAGCTGTATCACCTTCAGCCCTTATTTGTGCTTCTTGAACACGACCCCTTGCCCCAACTTCTGCCAGCATACGTTCCCGTGCACCAGCTTCTTCCATTAATCGACGATTAGTGTATACCATATTGCTAATAATTTGATTAGCGTTTAAATATGTCTTAAAAGGTTCGTCTTGTCCTAACGCTTTAGCTGCTGCATTGGCCGATGCACGACGATAGTTCTCGTCATTTACTTCCCTTTCAATAGTTATAATATCAGGCGCAGTAAGATTATATTTAGAACCCTGTGCGGCAGGAATAGGAGGAGATACTAACCCTCCACCACCAGGGTTTATTACACCCTGCACAATGCCTCCTCCTACTTTATCAAGAATAAAGTCTGCAATAAAAGCATCAAGCAGACCACGCCCGGCACCACCACCGCCGCCGCCTGAACGAGCAGCTCTAGCCATTACACACCTCCGGGATTGTCGTACTGAGTTCCGCTGAGCGGTTTCTTCACTGATTTTAGCGGATTTTCCGGTTTAATATTCACTAATCCTAGAGCAAGTTGTTGCGAAGAAGGATACGCAACTGTCTGAGGAAAATTACTTTCTATGTACATGCTCATAAAAGCATTAGGATCTAATTCAGGAGCAAAGTTTCTAACATCACGCTCCCGAAGTTGTTGTTGGCGAGGCGTTAGGTTTGTCATGAAAGAGTTTGATATTCTTGCGAAGGAGGGATGTGGCTAGATGAAGGCGCATTCAACATCGAATAATTGGCGCCTAAATTAGGTGTATCGTATTCTGCAGGACGTTGACTGGACAACATATCCATGTGCTCATCAGACTGAGAAGCAAGTTTAACCAGCAAATCCATAATCAAGTCAAACTCTTCAGGATCTAGCTGAGAAATCAGCTCCATCAAGTAGTTATCTTCGTGCGGACGTTCGGGTTCTGTACGTAATCGCGATGATAATTGAGCCCGGAGCATAGGCTGAGTGTTATTAGGGTATGCATTCAGCGAACGAGTAGCTCCTGTATACATTCCTTCTTCTTCCATCCCAGGCATAGGAGGAAGCCCACGCCCGAATTCACGAACAACTCGAGCCGTAATTGGTGCGGCTGCCGCCATTTCAGCAGGAGTTTGGGGTACTGGAAGCCCTAAAACTCGAGCAGCTAACTCGTAATCGGCTTGACTAAACACCTGAACACACTGCTACAGATAAGTCCATTTTACTGTGAATACCCAGTAAATCGCCAGGATTACAATAAAGTGATAAACATAATTTTTCAAGCACATCCGGCGACGGTATATACTTTGTATCTGTGTAGATACGCCGTGTGGTTGTTGGTGACAAGTCAGCCGTTTTACTAAGAGCAAACGACGAGATATTTTTTGCGTCTAAAACGGTTTTTAATTTATTGAAGAGACATCCAGCAGCCGGATGCGACGAATAAAAAGGCATTTTAAACAAAATAAGCTATGTCAATCATAAAACTTTAAACCCTCAGATATGTCAACTAAACCAGTACCTGAAAAATGACCGAAAGAAGTTAAATCAATTTTGGGACTTTGAACCCTGCGCCAGCTAAGCATCTCAGAAGGGAAACGAATATCGTCTAAGAACAACCAACGAGGTTTTTTTGTAAGTTGCAAACCAGCTAGCAACCTGTAGAATTTTTCTTCAAAAACACCATCTTTAGGTGCATCGCACATAATAAAATCAGCCTCATTCATAAGTTTTTTATGTTTTTCAAACGCCGCAACTTGACTTAAATCATCTAAGTACTGAACTACTCGACCCCCATTACTAACAAAATCGGCAGACGTTAAGTATGTAGTCTCAAATGTATCCCACGGGGCGAGATCAAACGTGTGAATATCAGCGTTAGGCGCGAAATCGCACATAACACGCGTTCCAGTAGCGTAGTGCGTTCCTATGTCTACAATACACTTAGGTTTAATATAGTGTAAGAGACCTGCCAACAAACGATAATGATCTCCAGGAAAAGCGTTTGCAAAAGGATTTGTAGATTTTAACTGCGTTTGCGAGGCAAACAACACGGCACCGCAAACTAAAAGGTAATCATCAAAGCTCTGAGCCGCAGGATCGTCGTCAACTGACAGACAATAGCTTTCAATGTGGTGGCGAACATCAGGCATCTTAGAACCCCAGGTATTTACGGCGGACGAAGTCTAGATCATAAGTAACGAAATCTACGGGAAACTCCGGGATATTAAACGGATTTTTGTAGGTTTCGCCGTCAACGTGAGCTTGCCACGCTTCTCCCCATTTGGTGTGTAGATATCTCTTGTTTAACTCATGAGCAACATGAATAGCTTGCTCTAGTCGAGGCTCTGATCGCCAAGTTTGCGAACCATCGGAGTAGTCCTTTCGTCTGCCGTGGTAATAGTCAGTATCTAAAGACAGTACTCGTTTAACATCGTCATGAATAAAACGCATACCATAATCCATATCCTCACAATACCCTGGGTATAGGTTCTCATCAAATAATCCATATCTCTGCACCATCCAATCTTTTAATAGAAAAATATCCCACCCACCGCCTTTGCCGTGAACTATACCGACTTCGTCGTCTTGTGCTTTCGTATTCATTTCTTCGAGAAACCCAGGTTCATACATCACGTCGTGATTAGAGATAACCCAGTACTTCGCTGTTATGAAGGATTTAATGATTAAATTCCATGCACCGGAACATCCAATGTTTGAAGGTAGATGCGTAACATAAACTTTTTTTACAAACGGATTGGAACAATTACGGATATTGTCAACTGCTTCTGTTATCTGCCCGCGACCGTTATTGTTAAAAACAACAAAATTTTCGACTGGGTAGTCGATACTCATAAACAAACGGTGTAACCAGTAAGGGTTGTTAACAATAGCCGTGCCTAATACGGGAATCGAGTCGCTCATCAACAGGTCGTCTGTCCCAACATGTTAACACAACAGCTCTACAAAAACACCGGGCACCAGAATAAAAAATTAGAAAATAAATTAGAATTTAGTGTACTTCGCAACAAGTCTCATGGCTGGCATGACCAAAGCAGGTGGTAGCAAAGGCGGTAGTAAGGGTGGCGGTAAAGGCGGTAGTAAGGGTGGCGGTAAAGGCGGTATGAAAAAGTAAAATCGAACCAGTAGCTTCATTCAAGTTCTAAAAAGCTTGAATGAAGCTGCCTCCACAGCTGGTTGGCGTTCGTTATCAAAAAAGACTAAACAACTTCTTTTATGTCATAAATATAGTGATTAGAAGTCTCAAACGATCGAGTATTTTCAACTGAATACACAGTAGTGTCTATTTCATATCCAGGATTTGCAGAAATACGGTTAAAAGTCCAGGCACTGTCGTACCACAAAACTCTATTGTTAGGGTAAGCATAATAATTTCCAGTCTCAACCTTGAATAAGTGAGCACACTTATGCTCTGGTGTTTCTGAATAGTTAAAATCCGTCATACCTTTGTTCTCAAACGCCCAGTCAAGCGTGAACATATAATCACCTTGGACTTTTGTGCCATCAGGACGGATAAGATCTGCTTTCAACCCAGCAAGGCGATTTCTTCGTTGAACGTCCACGTAGGAAGAAAAGCAATCCCAGTACATAATCTGATTAAGAGGCTCTATTACAGCATCAGGTCTCCAGCAAAGTGAATGTAGTGGTCTACGAGTCCAATTTACTCCGTTCTCTAAGAAGCATTCAAACAAAGGAACTCTTTTCTCCATCGACGCAACGGAGTGAACGTCACAGCGCGACACCTCTCCTTGTCCTTTTTTATGGTTGTATAAAAATTCATTACGGATGTAACAGGACCAATCAGGTAAGTTGTGGTTCAAATAAGCCATTTAGTAACCAGGCCACTCAAAAGAGAACTCCTACTATAACTAAGACTCTTTAGGTGTCTGCTCTGTCGCCCAGAGTGTACAGGTTCGTTCCGCATAAGAATTGAAGCTCCAGCTGTCAACCCCGGAACGACGTGAAATCGGTGTAGTAGCTTCTAGATGCAGCATGCATTTTGTATACGAGGTTTGCCATTTAGCCTCGTATATACTCCCTTTTTTATAATTTGGAATAATACTCACATGGAGAAAATATACAAGGCTAAAAAAACCAAACAGCATCATGAACGAAGAGATAAGCTCAGGTGCTTTCCAGAGTAAAGCAACGAGAGGAAGCTGAGGAGCGCCAGCAGTAAAGTTGAATTTAGAGTCCATAGAACGCAGGTAGTGACACCTAGAGCATAGCATCACAACTGTTGCGTGTCAACAAAGTAGTGCTAGCATGCTGGAAACGCTCACTTTCCAATGGCCACGAGTGCTAAGCCTTCCTTTAAAGAACTCATGTCTCAAATGAAACAAGAGACAACGGAAGCACCTCGTATCAAGATAGAAGGGAACAAGAAGAAACTAGATGATCGATATACTTTCAATCAGAGCTGGTATGACGCTCTGTTGAACACCGACATGGTGCTCTCAACCAACAACGAGGCAACAGGCTTAAAAATTGATCCGCTTGAGCAGCGCCAGATTGTTGAAATTGGTGTCTACGAAGGAGCTTCAACTGTTTTCTGGTCTGATTTTTATCTAGATCACCCAGATTCACGTTTGATTTCGATTGATCCCTTTACAGGAAGTGCGGAACACCACGCGGAACCAGAAAAATACCCAGAATTAGCGAATATTGAGCTCACAGCAAGGTGTAACGCCGCCAAATCTGCCAACGCTGCAAAAATTGAAATAATCAAAGCCTACAGCTGGGGAGTTTTTCCTGAATTAATTCATCGATTCGGGCAAGATCGTTGGATTGACCTGCTTTATATAGATGGAGCACACGATCCAATCTCAGTTGCTCGCGATACGGCACTGTATTTACCCATGGTAAAACCCGGTGGCATTTGTATTTTCGACGATTTCGCTCACCCCGAAGTTAAACAAGGTGTTGAAGGTACACTAGCGGCAACAAATTGCATTGAGTTTGCACTCTTTACAGGTTGGCAGCTTGCTTGCAAAGTCAAATGAAACACGAATTTGAAGAATACTTGGAGCTGGACTCTTCAGCTCCTAGCGGACTCAGGTGGACAAAACAAAACGGACGTATTAAACCTGGAGACACTGCAGGAACAATACACAAAAATAAAAGATACTATGTAATCCAGTACTTCGGAACTAAATATAACTGTGAGGATGTAGTTGCAGCTTTAAAAAATGGAGAGCTTAGCGAAGAAGACTATTAACCACGTGGTTAAAAAACGGTTACACCTGACTCATCTTCTTCTTGATCAATAAGATCTTCAGCAAAAAGAACTTTAATTGTATCTAAAACGCGGTTTGTGTTAGCTAAATATGCTTGATACTCCTCGTACAAGATTTCTTTTATATCTTCACTAAGTTGTTTAGTAAGCTGCTCGTCTCCGGTGTAGTCGAGAATGCTTTCCCTTAAGTTGTTCTTTACCCTCTTAGCATAATCAGCGTTAGGAAGCACAGAAGAATTGAAGTTAAAAATGTCGTCGCTATCGTTAGAGAAGAGCATAATTAAACTCCTAGAGTGTCAGCGTAAGTCTAGCAGCAAGCTACTATTAAAGATGTGCGCTGCATTACTGAACTAAAGATTCTCTACGCAACATTTCGCGATAGGCAACACCCGGATTACTACCAACCCAAGCCATAAAATCTTCAGGTGCCATACCAGCACCGCCACCGGCTTCGAACAGACGACGTTGAAGTTCGCCTCCTTCGCTCATTGCTTTACCTAACAAATTTTGCTTGGTGTATTCAATAGCAAGTTCATTCTGTTCTTCTGGTAACGGTGTTGGACTTGCAGTTAAAGGAATTGAACGAGGCGGAGGTTGTTGAGTAGATAAAGCAGGTATATATGATGGAGCCGGAGCGGATACCTCGCGAGTTACAGGAGGAGCAGGCCTATCTACAACAGGAGGAACAGATCTATCTACAACAGGGGAACGCGATAAAGCTTTAATTTCTGCAGGCGATAAAGCTTCAATTTCTTTTTGCCTTTGCATCCCACGTCGGATACGTTCAGACTCCTGAATTAATTTTTGATCGTCTTGAGCATTAGCTGTACCAGCGTCAAGAATATTCGCAAGTATACCTACTTGTGGACCAAAACTAAAATACTCTAACCTTCGCTGAGTGTCTGCAGGTAAATACTTACCGGCAACCGCACGAATAGCTTCTTCAATTAAAAATGCCCTTGCATTAAAAGGATTTAAAGGATTAAGTGCCTTACCGACTCGACCCAATTTTGTGGTAGGGGTACGAGATTTAAAAGGATTTAAATATGTGGGAATTCCCATTACAACCGAATGTTAGTCTACGTTTATTATATCGCTAGCGTAGCTCACTACTAAAAAATTTTTCAGGCAGAGAACCAAAATAGGCTGCCTAGACCAAACAACATTAAAGTTTTTTGAGTTTTTCCAAAAAACAATCTACTTTGACATAGATCCATTAGGCTGCTACAGCCCACAGAGTTCTAACATGCCTACCACATTCGACAATCCCCTTCAAACACAAGAGTTTAAACCTGCCCCAACTACCCCAAACCCCCGATCCAGCGGAATTTCAACTGAGTATGGTATCGATCCCGATTTTTTTGGGGGCGAAGACCTAAAAGCAGCTCGCGACCAAGGTTTTACTGACGAAGAAATAAAAGAGTTTTTGGACACCCACGACAAAGTACTTAGGGCACAAAACGTACCTGGTGGCGGTGGTATCTACGATCAACTAAAAGTCAACTAAACAAGGGGCCCATATGGGATTCGTTCCCCATTTGGGCCTATTCTATCGTATGTAGGTGGGGGCCGAAAATTAGGGTCACCCGGTGGTTTAATCATTGACGGATTCCACCCTGTGGCCGGTAGCTCAGTGTTCGGGCCCGAAGGAATTGTTGACATAAGTTGACCAGTTCGGGGATCTCTATAGTATTCCGGCTGTACTGCAGAAGCTAAAGGTGAGCGTGGCCCCGTTAAAAATTTAAGTCGATCGATAGGCTCGTATGGTGCTCCCTCACCTGTATATCTAGTGGAATCATCATCCAAATATTCTTGTAAATCAAGTTTTTGAGGATCTAGCACAGTGCCTGGCACAGGTCTGTTTTTTTGATATTCTATAAAATCACGTTCTTCAATACCCATCGGAGTTAAAGCAGGATCATCGCGTAAATAAGCCAGCTTATCAATGTAACTATCCAGTAGAGCGCGAGATCTATCCTCAAAAGTGTCATACATAATTAGTACTCTCCTCGTTGTTCATCAGGTGTTAAGTTCATACTCCCCTCATATACTGTTTGACAGTTATCGGTCCTAGACCAAAGGACCTTCGCAGTTCATTTACACGTTTAACTTGCGTTTCCACAGGGGCTATAGGGTAATTACCTTTAACCGGTATATCATCAATCGGTATAGGTTTTGGTCCAATTTCAAATGAATTGGCAATAGGTCCGCCCTGTTCTTGAGCATATTTATTCTCGAAACCAAACGAAGGAATATCTGTACCCTCCTGACTATAATCGTGAACTTTAAAACTAGGGTCTTGAGCAATTAGCTCACCAATGTAACTATCCAGTAGAGCGCGAGTTCTATCTTCAGAAGTGTCATACATAACTAATATCTTCCTAGCTCTCTATCAATAATCTCTTGTTTCCTACGAGTCTGCTCATTTAGCGCATCCTTAACTCGTTCAGCTTCATTTATTAGCGGTTGATAAGGACCGAAAGGAATATCCCTCATAGTAGGTCGCGGTTGGGGCACCGGATTACTGGGAGGAACATAGTTTGGTGAGCGTGTACCATAACGCTCCGTCAAACCAGTAAGTACGTTAACGATGGCATTGTTTAAAAACTCAAAAGGGTTCATATGTTTTTACTGCCCGTCTAACAATACAACTTGAAGTAATTCTACTACAGCAAAAAGTTTTGCCCTCGTTTTCCTGCGTTGAATTTTTTTTTACATAGCCATACAGCGTTTTCCCTGGGGCTCAAGTTCCCATCCCTGACCAGAATAAAATTCAACTGCTTGCGCGTCAGCAAAGAGATTTACGTTCTCAACTTGCATTTGTCTTAGCCGCGTGGTCAAAATGTCCAGCAAACCTTTACCTAAACCATTGTGCTGATACAACGGGTGAATTACTAAATCCCAAATAGTTGCATTCAGTACACCGTCTCCCGTACAACGAGCAAATCCAATCAAATGCGGCGCCCAAATGTTGTGACGCCATAGGCCAAGGACCAATAACGAATTATTTAAAGCTTTTTTTGTACGATTTCGAGGTCTGCGACACCAACCCACGGTGTCAGCAAGCTGTTCTAGCTCAATAGGACTAACTTCGCGGTCAAAACTCGCAATTATTTGTAGTTTTCTGCTGCTGCTCGGGAATTCTTGCCACTGGGTGCCGTAAAGTCGACTAAACACGGCTGTTACTATGTTGGCAGAACACATTTTAGCCTCAAAATACCCCGCTGTTACCAAAAACCTTCTCGCCACCGTCGTCACATAAGCTTGTATATTAAAAAAAAGGCAGCTTTTACACATTGCGGCAGGTTTGTGATACATAGTGGCGCGGAATTGTTTATACTTTCCTGCCTGATGAT